TCAGCACTTTTTTTCCAACAATAAGCTACATAATTAGCACTACTTGTATTAACTTTACTATCAGCTCCTAATGAAAAACCATCACTATTAAATGATGTAACAGCATCTGTATCAGATGAAACTCCACTACTATCATTCCATTTTTGACTTTTACCTACACCTAATGAACTATTTTGATTGCACCAATCACCACTTGCTCTATTTTTAATTAAAGTCCAATCAGGTTGAAATCCTAAAGATGTTATACTTTGTGTACCACCATTACCTGTATAAGTAACAACATCAAAATGTTTAGAAGGTTGATTTTCTTGTGCAGGGTCTATGTCATCTGATATGGGTAAGTTAGAACTCGCCAACGAAAGAAATCCTGTTGGTGGTGCATACTTAAAATCACCAAAGCCATTAGCATCTGCATTACCTCCTGCAGAAACTTCTCCACCAAATGTAGAATCTTGTCCAAAATTAAATGTCATTGTTGATACAGAGTTTTGTGTACATGCTATAAAAATATCATAACCTAAAGCAGTGCTTGTATTAATAGTACCTGCTTCATTAGAACCTGCTGAAGGATTACCAGAACCACCCCAAGTATTATTATAACCTAACCAAACTTTATTATTAGAACCATCAATAGCTAATTGAAGTATATCTCCTGCTGATGCTGCAGTAATCCAACTTGCACTTCTAGTACCATTTACATATTTTGATTCATTATATAAACTTACACTACCATCACCACCAACTTCACTAGTGCCAGGAGTAGATAAGTTTGTAGCTGCAGCAAGACTAGCATAAACTCCTGCTCCTGCACTTAGTCTAGCTTCTACATATATTTTTTTATCTTTAGGTATTACTATATTACTAAAACACCAAGTTGTACTACTCCAATTACTACTAGGACTTGTTTTTAAATTGCCTTGAGAATAGCCAACACTATTGCTTGTTTTATGCAAAGGATTCATTGTTGCGAAATTTCCACTACTTGCCATATCTATTTAACTCCCAAATGTTGGACTATCAAGAACTTGATGGTCTGTACCAAGTCCAGTCACTGTAAAATCATTATTGTTTCCTGAACTGTCATTACCTAAATCACTTGCATTTTCAAATTTAAAATAAAAACCTCCATTACCAAAAGTAACAGAACTACTAGCATCTTTAGGAATCCACACACCATTCTTACTTTCACCAAATGTGCTAGGAGTATAAGCTATACCATCAATACCATATATTTCTGCTAAATATCCTTTTATATGACTACTTCCATTCCAACTATTATGTCCTATTCCTACTTTTCTACCACTACCAAATATATAACTATTTTGACTTGAACTTGGATAAGTAGATGCTGATAAACTAGTTATTTGATTACCATTTAAATACATTTTTAATCTATTAGATGAAGTTCCTTGAGTAGTATCCCAAGAGGCAAGAAAATGATTAAAACCACTTATATCACGAATTACAGCATTACTAATAATACTTCCAACTTGAGAAGAACCATTATAAATATTTAATCTTATAGTACCATCTGCTAAAACTCTAAAATTTAATTCTGCATCTCCACTACCATTTCCTGATGTAATCATAGAATCTTCATTACCTATCTCACTTCTTTTATACCAAAGAGATAATGTACCTGTAGTTGTACTAGTAGGACTACCACTATAAGTTTTTTCTAAATTATCTGGACTTCCATCAAATCTACAGCTCTGTTCTATCTGATAGTCATAAAATGCTGCTGCACCTGATGCACTAGGTATTGCATTTTCATTTTGGAGAATACCCATTAAGCAAATACTGCCGAGTTAGTTAGATAAGCATTTGTACCATCTGATACATAAGATATTAGATAAGTACCTGCACTTGTTACTGTAGTAGCTAAGTTTGCATCTGCTTTACTATTTGCGTGTAATGATACAGTATGCCCACCACTATTTATTAGTAATATATACCCAGATTGTCCATCAGCAAAGTTAGTAAATGTCAAGGCAAAGTTACCACTAGGGGTACACTTAAAATTGTTATTTGCGTTCATATCGAATGAACCATCATTATCTGCCGTCAAAGCATTTCTATTTACACCAGTAAATGTATTGGTTGTGGCTAACTGTGGTACTGTAGAATCTATAGCTACTGTTACTGTATCAGTTGCACCAACTACAGTGTCTATACCTGTACCACCTGCTACGTCTACTGTATTACCATCATTAATAGTTTGGTTACTACCACTATCACCAGTAAGAGTAAATGAACTCATAGAACCTGCTGATGTACCTAATTGTGATAACATTTGAAAAGATGTACCATCATAGATTACAGATACGATTGCATTTTGTTCTATATCACCAGCTGCAATATCTTGGTCATTTTTCTTTTTTATATTCTTTGCACCCAAAGCATTTACATTTAAGGTTGACGCACCACTAGATGCGTTGGCTGCTTTAAAATGAAATACTTGTCCTGCTACATACGCAGTTACTGCTGGTGTTAAAGCTATAGCATAAGTATTAGCACTACCACTATCTGTTGCTTGGAATATTAATCCACCATCTTGTATCTGTCCTGCATTTACTCCGTCTGTATGTGCTGTACCATCAGCTAGTGCTGTTATCTTTTGACTACCTAAGTTAGCTGCACCTGTGAAAGCATTACTTCCATCTTTGTTAATAGCTTGGTTTAATCCTGTTGCAATATCTTGGTCGTGTGTATCGTGCCTGTCTGCAACAATCTTTGTTCCTGCATCTCTGTTACTTTGCCAAATAGATGTACCTGTAAATACACCATCTGACCTTGTATATGTTCCTCCTGACCAACCCATTTTTTATTCTCCTTTCGTTCTTTTTATAGTATTATAGTTCATAAATCAATATTTTATTCTATCTAAATGTTTCTCTTGTTTCTGCTCCTAAAAATGGAGTGCTTCTAGGAATGGCATTTCTTTTAAGTAATTCTGCTAAAATTCTTCTACCTTGTGGTGTTGCATATAAAGCAGCTAATCCTGCTGTAGTATATATACCAGCAGATGGGTCTCCTGTAGTTCCATAAGCTGCTGCTGAAGGTGCAGCTAATCCACCTACAGTATAAAATGTTGCTAAACCCTTTCCTAAATCACTTTTTCTTAATATTTCTGTACCTTGTTGTGCAGTAGTAGACATAGGAAATCTTCCCTCTGATATAGCTCTATTTTGACCTCTTTTTCTAGCTACACTTATACCACCTTGCAATAAACCTTCAGGACTTACTACTCCTGTTAATAAATTTCCTGCTCTTTCTACAGTACCACTAATTTGTGCTTTTTCAGCAGCTTTATTATAAGCTACAACACTTGGGTAAGATGTATCTAAAGCTACATATTTAGCATAATCTTCTGCTTTACTAGAATTTTTCATAGCATCTTTAAATAATTTATCTACTTGTGTTAAAGCTTTACCCCTATCAACAATTTCAGCACTAGATGATTTACTAGATTTTACTATTTCATCTCTTAAATTAGAATGTACTTCTTTTAAATTTTTACCTTTTAAAGTGCCACCTTCTATATTTTTAAATTTAGAATAAACAATATTTTGTAATCTTTTATTTACTAATTTTGCAGAATTTACAGGTAAAGCAGCATTTATTATAGAAGTAGCTTGTTCTTTAAAAATTTTACCATTAGTTATTATTAAAGGCTTTAACACTTCTGTATATGCTTTATCTACTTTGCTATTTAATATTTTAGTGCCTTGATTACCTGTAATATTATTTTTTAAAGGTTTTATATTTACGATTTTATTTAAATTATCTCCAATAGCATTTTTAACTTTTCCTAATACCTCATTAGCACTAGCTCTGCTAAAAGACATAAGGCTTTCTTCTCTAGCTATTCTAGGTCCTCTACCTATAATAGGTAATACACTAACAGCTTCTTCTGCACTAGCTGCTCCTCCACCAGCTATTTGAGCTGGACTTAATTTTACTCCTTTTTTAATTAATTCTTTAGATATAGGACTAGCTTGAAAAGCACTACCTACTGCTGAAAATGGAGCTGTAAATGCTGCTGTAGTAAGTCCTTCTTTTGCTCTTTTTGCTATAGCTTCTGTTAATGTAGCATCTTTATCTGGCTCTGTTTTTCCTGCTCCGTAAACACCACCTAATCCTGTGCTTTTTAAAAATGTTCTAACTGCTGTTTTGCCTATGCCTAGACCTCCTGTTAAAGCACTACCTACTATTTCAGAAGATAAAGCTACACCAGGATTATTTTGTTCAAATTTTTTTATTTCTGTTCTTATTTCTTCTAATGCTTCATTTCTGTCTTTACCTGCTAAAGAACGAACATAAGATTCTACTTCATCTGCTGTTCCTAAAGTTATGCCTTGAGCTACTTGTCTGGTTACATCTTTTGCTGATTTTTTAGTTAAATTTATTGGTATAGAGCTGCTTCCAAAAGGACCTGGTACTGGTATATTTAATTGTACTCCACCATCTACTCTTTGTATAAATTTATCATTATCTCTATCTGTAGTTAAAGATTTTAATTTATTTCTTGAAGATGATGATGAAAAAAAAGAAGTCATAATTAAATCCCTAACTCATTAAATCTTTTCTTAATATCTCTAATTTGTTTTGCATTAAAATATTCTAATAAATCTTCATCTTGTAATTCATAATTTGGAGGTTTATTACCTAGTATTTTTTCTATTACTTCATTTATTGTATTTACAACTTGACCACCTTTATCCATATTTTCAATTTCATATTCAGTAAATCTAGGATATTCAGTAGGAGCTAATATTTCATTTGATTTTAAAGTAGGAAAAATGCTTTCTATAGACTTAAATCTTAATTGACCTTTTTGTCCTAAACCTTCTCTATCTAGTGAATATGATTCTAAATCAATATTATATCGAGATTTTTTTTCTTCTAATAATTTTTGCATAGCCATTTTAACTTTTTGTATACTTTGAAAAGAATCAACATCTCCCCCTAAATATTGAATAACTCTTTGTGCATCAAATTCAGTCATAACTCCACCACCTAATACTTCTAATCTGCTAGAACCTAATAATCCTTGTAACTGACCATTAGCTAATTGCAACATTACCTCTCCTTCAGTTAAGTTGTTTTTAGTAGCTAATTGTTTTACAAATGATTTCATTCTTGTAGCGAATCTATCTATTCCTTGTGGACTATTATCTAAAGCTACTACATAGTTGTCTAATTTTCTTATTCCTCTTTCTTGTTCTCTTATATCTTTTACAAATTTTACTAAATTATCTCTTTTTATACTTGTTTCTCCTAATTCAGCAGATAATTGTTGCGTAGTTATTATTTTATTACCTTTTAAAAATTCTGCAAATTTATCAGCATTGTGAATATTGCTTATTGTTGTACCTGTTAAAGGTCCTGAAGTAGGAGTAATTAAAAATTCTATTTCTCCATTTACTATTTTTTTTGTTTGTGTTATTTTGCCTACTGAATTTTTAGCATTTGCACTTGATACTATATATTCTGCTTTAAAAGTTTCAGTATCATCTCCTTGACCTGCTACTCCAGTAATTGTTTCGTTACTTCTTATTGGTCTAAAATTACCATCTTCACCAGGTTTTCTTATTTCTATTATTTGTTTAGCTAATCCATTTTCTGTTATAGTTTTAGTTCGTAAAGTAACTTCTTGTAAATTTTCTTGACCCTCATCATCAGTTGTCAATAAACCACTTTGTTCTGGTTTAGTAAAAGTAGTTTTACCAGTTTTTTCTTCTTCTGCTTGTAAGTAATTATATACTTCTAGTGGACTTCTACCAGAAGCTGAAGCTAACTCAAATAAATCTGCTGCTTTTATATCTTTTACATTTTGTTTACCTGTTATAAAGTTCGCAGCTTTTGCTAAGAAATTGTCTGCTTTAGGTGTTCCTGCTATATCTACTGTTGCAGGAGTAAATACATCTTGTGTTCCTGTATATAAAAATCTTTCATTTTCTGGTATTTGGTCTAATGTTATCGGCAGTTTTCTTGTTTCTACTGTAGCTGGTTGTGTAGCTGTTTCAGGTATATCAACAAATTCTTCTCTTTGCCTAATAGGAGTTACAAAACCTTCTACTCCAGACATATCTTGTTTTAATGCACTAGCTAAATTAGATTCTGTTAATGGTACATCTGCACTTTGTGTAGCTTCAAAAAATTGTCCTCTAGGTCCTACTATTTTACCATCTACTTCTTTTTTAATTAATGCTTGGGTTAATTTAGTATCTGCTATATTATATTGTTCTTGTTTTAACTGTGCAGCTTTTAAGGCATTTCTTGACCTAACACCACCTAATACTTGTGCTGTTAATGTACCAATAGGAAAATTACCTCCATATGCTTCTGCTGCATACATACTAGGAGAACCTATAGCACTAGATTGAGCTGCTTCTTGTCTTGCCCTTTCTAATAGTTGTTGTATTAATGGGTCTTCTTTTCTACTAGGGAAACCTCTTACTGCCATATTACACTCTTTCCATGTTTACATCTAATTGGCTATAATCTACCATCATGTGTCCAAAGATATTTTCAGATACTGCTGATGGTTTTACTTTCTTAACTTCTTGTGCCATTACACCAATATACTTTTGTGGAGACCAATTATACTCAAATTCATATACATTTAATCCAGATTTAGATTTAGATTTGTATTTAATGTTTTTCTTTAATGTTTTGTCTGATAATTTAGGATTACTTGCTGCACCCCCTACAGCACTACCTAATGCTGCCATACCTGCACCATAACCTGCCATTTCTGTTCCGTATCTTCTTGCATCATTCATACCTTGTGCTTGTGTTGCTGCAAATAATGGTGGAGGTGCAATACTTGTTGCTGGTACATCTAATCCAGTTGTTGCTACTTGTCCACCTCTGGTTGTTGGAGATGGTAGTCCTGTTAATGTAGCTATCTCTGATAGAGGTACTTCTCTTTGTAATAATAAATCAGATAATTGTCTATCTCTCATTCTTTCTTGTTCTGCTACTCTACTTGCTGCATCACTTATCTGAAAACTTCTTAATCCTGTAGCTCTGCCTAATTGAGCATCAGCTAATGCTTGTCCTTCTCTAATGGATTCAGCAGCTACACCTTGTAAGGTATCATTCTGAGCCATTCTAAGCTCTCCTAATGCGTTATTATATGCAGTAGAGCCTTCTGGTATTCCTGAATTAATTAATTGGGTTCGAAGGTCTATTTCTTGTTGTTGAAACTGTGGTTGTAATCTACCTACTGCTCTGTTATAATACGCACCCTCAACTCTAGTTGCATAATCACCTAAATCACCCATAGTGGGTACTGTAGCAAAAGTGCTTCTATCTATCATACCTGGTTGTGAAGGTAGATTAGCTAAACTAAAACTTTCTTGTGGCAAACCACCTAATAATCTACCAGCCGTATCTAAATACGCATCTTGTATTCCTACTTGTTTTTGTCTTTGTGCTTCGTACTCTGGTGTTAAACTATAATCTAATCTAAATCTATCATCAGGTAAATCTGTAACTGTAGTAATATCATAAGGAGAAAATACATCAGGTCTATTCATTCTACCTTCTACTCTTGCAGTTTCTACATTAGCTGCTCCTTGAGCCTGTGCTGCACCTGCATAATCTGGTGCTGCTGGTGGTTTTGGAGGACTAAATATATTACTTATAAAACTCATGTTACTTCCTTCCTTAATAAGACTGCTTGTTTCTTATAACCTTTTAATGCTTTTTCCCAACCCATTCTTCCTAAAATGTCAACATATTTATATTTTTTTTCTTTTGCATAAGTTATAATCTTTTTTTCTAATTTTTTCAAACTATTTAATTCTCCTCCTGCTAAACCTATACGCAGTGCATCTTGATAATCTGCTGTGATAACTACACTTTGTTCATCCATAAATATTTGGTATGTTCCATCATCAATACCTTTTTCTATATTTTCTTTTGTTAGATTTTCTCCAATAGTTGTAGCTGGTTCTAACAGTTTCCATACTTTGTCTGTAAGCATCATAAACCTACTCCTTTTTCATAATAAATATCTACACTATGCCATTTAATACTTTGTGCTTGTGTACTGGTTTGTATTCGTATTGCTGCGTTCCAGCCTATATCTGCAACACTTCTCCACACTAATTGTGATGCAATTGTTCCTGCCCATTCTGCTACATCCCAAGTTGCTGTGTCCCAATCTGCTCCTGTTGTAGTAGCACTAGAGGGTGTATAAGTAGAAGTGCCATCATTAAAGTCTACATCAAATCCTATACTAACTGGTAAGTCTGCATCTGATGATACAATAGGTCGTATAGCTGTAAATCTTTTAGATGTACCTCTACCACCATAATATACAAATGCTGTTTTTGCGTTACCTTGTATTTGTACTCCTGCATCACTTAAACCATTATCTGCTTTATATACTTTGGTATTACCACCAAAATATAAATCACCATTTAATAAACCCCAACAATACGCATTTTGTCCTGTAAATCTACCCCATGCACCTGTGGATAAGTTTACTACAAATTGCACAAACTCACCTGATACTCCATTAGGTACATTAAATAAACCAAACTGTCCTTTAGGATAGATTAGTGCTTCCCAACCAAATGTAGATTTAAAATTAGTTACTGCTGTTAATATACTACCACTTATTTTATCTGATATTGCTTTAGAATAATTCGATTCATTTTCTGCATACATTTGTGTTAATGGCACAAAACCAGATTCTGTAATAACAATTAACTCTGGTCCTACATTTACAATACATCTTTTACCTATAGGTCTTGCTATTTTAAATACACCCACTAAAGACCATTTAGTAGCATCACTAGGGTCTGTTCCTTGATATACAGCTACTTCACCTTCTGATGTGATAAATGCTATGTAGTCATCTGAACCAGAACCACCATCTCTTGTTAAAGTTCCAGCTGTTACTAAATAACCACCTTTATTAAAAATACTGCCTAAATCAAATACAGTTGAATTACCTGAAACACTATTTACTGCTAAATAAGCAAACTTTAAACTATCTTTCATTACAAAAAATAATCGTTCTTTAAATACAGTTATATTAATAATGTCAGAAGAAGTAATATGATTGATACTAGGTACAGTCCAAGAACTTCCATTATAATATCTAGCTGAATCAGCACCATTTACTATAAATAAAAATGAACCTCCTGATGTAGTAAAGTTAACGGATTCCCATTTTGAATTAGTCATACTAGATACTACAGCACTTCCTACACTACCAGAACTGGTTACATCATAAATAGCATTATTACTAGCAGCAAATAATTTATTTACTGTAGGAGAATTATAAGTTAATAAACTTTGTACTGTGCTAGGCAAACCAGTTACATGGTTTGTATAACCTTTTCTTAAACTTACATCTGTAGAACCAGGAAAGAAATTATCTAATCGTATAGCATCAGTTTGTGGCATCAAGTCCACAGCATCTCTTGTGTTTAAACCACCAATAGGTGCAGATTGAGATGTACTTTCTCCTGTAGGATTAAATACCATTACGCACCTTTTTTAGACTTATACCCTGAAGCATAGATTGCTTTTGCTTGTTTATTAGCCTTTGTTTTAGTTTTATATACTTTTCCTTTTGTTCCAAACCTATAACCACCCTTTACTTTTTTAACAGGCATTATAGTGAAAAGTTACCTTCTGGTTCGTTAACAGGTAAATATAGTCTATTTGGTCCTGCCATACGAATGATTTGCTTCGCACCATCTTTGGATTGCTTTTCTGATAATTTCAATCTGTATTCTTGAAACTGGTTATCATAAGGCAAACCCTTTTGTTTTAAAAATCTCCATATTACACCAAGTGTAATTAAATCTTCGTCTAATACTGTTGTATTTGCATCTGCTGCAAAGCTAGTTGCGTTAGCTGATGAACCAGATGTTATTGCCCAGTTTTTACCTATGTATTCAAAAAACACAGATTCTCCTGCTGGAGGAGCTGGGTGAAATAATAACGCATTACCTCTTATTCTAAAGTAATTTGTTATACCACTACTAACACTTGCTTTTAGTCTTTGCCATTGTGCGTTGTTAAGTGGTCCGTAATACTTTCTATCTGTGGTTCTATTCCACATAGTATCGTTACTAAATCTTAAAAAATCAGTAGCTATGGTACTCATATCTCCTTGCGATTCTGCTGCAAGTGTTGTATGTGCTTCTTCTTTAATTAATGTTTGCCAGTCATATCCTGCAACAAGGTTTTTACCTTCTCTATTGGCAGCTGCTAATAATTGTATGTTAGTAGTATCAGTACTACCTACTACAGTAGAAGGAGAGGGTACTCCTATCTCATTAGCTGCATCTTGGCATATGGTTAATAAACTCATTCTTTACCTACTATTAATTGTGGTTTAATATCATGTTCTTTTGCTAAGTAATTTCTAGCTTGTTTTCTGCAATCTAATACATCTTTACCTAATCCATGACAAGCACCATCAGATAAGTCTGCTAGTTGTTCTATAGAACTAATGCCCTCTAAATCAAAGAATTTTATTTTACTTTTATTAATTGTTTTTAATTTACTTATAGGAGTTGCTTTTGGTATTGGTTTTTTAGTTTTATAATATGCGTTGTATTCAGCAGGAAATTCTTTTTTAATCTGTTCTTCTTTTTCACTCATTTTATATATAACAGTATTAGGGTCTCCGATTAGTTTAAACTCTACTAAATCTTGTTTACCATCTTCACTCTTAAATATGTTTACTCTTAAATTACCCATGTTACCTCCTGTTTGTATGGGGGAATTTCACCCCCATAATTATACTGCTTTAACCTGCAAATTGACAAGCAATTATTTTAGCTGAAGCATCTACAGCAAATGCACACACAGATGAAGTTGCTGCTGCTGTTACATCAAGAGTACCATCACCAGCACCTGTTGGTGTTAGTGGGTCTCCATCAGCTCCTGCTGTTAGTGCAATAGATAGAGTTGCTGTTCCACCTATCTGAATCCAACAATATTGTCCGTCTGTTGGGGCAGATTGTAAAACACCAGCACCTATCTCTGCTGAATCAGATAAATCACTTGTTACTACATTTACAGCACCTGCTGAAGCACCTGATGGTGCATAGTAATAAGCAACTTGTCCACTTACTGCTGCAACACTTCCTGCACCAGTATCGTATTGAACATACTTAAAGGTGTTTCCAGCTGCATCCATGCCTTTTTGACCGACTAGGAAAGTAGCAGAATCACTAACTTCAGTTTTGTCCATTCCAGTAATATAAGCCATAATTTTTTCTCCTTTATTATGCTTGTATGATGCCTTGTCTTGCTCTATTAGAACAAGTCATATTACCTGCCCAAACGACTGGTAATACCATAGCATCTTGGTTAACAGAAGCCTTCTCACCTAAAGGAGAGAACTCTCTACCTTGAGCTGGACGAAGGAATAAATAGTCTGAGTTTAACATATACATTTTATTACTCGGACATTGGTCATCATAGTATACTGGTGCATCCATGAACATTAAGTTCATAAATCCAGCACTAGCACTATCATCACTTGTAAATCTTTGGTTAGTCTGTAAAGAACTCCAATAGAATTGAAAGTAATTAGTGTCTGCTACTATAACATCAGGGTGGTCTGCACCTCTAGTTGTACTTAACCATAGTGTGTTCATAGCTGTTTGGATAGTAGTTGCACTAGGTGTTACACTTTCTGTTGAAAAATCATATACTTGGTTTTTCCAAAATGTATAAGTACCTGCGTTAATACCACCAACTGTGTTAGTGTTTGTACCAGCTACAATCAACTGTAATCCACCTAGTTCTTTTCCATCAGTACCTGTGCCATCAGCATATAAGCCAGTAGCCATAGTATTTTTTAGAGTTTTTTCTAAGTTTCTTACTCTTGATTTAAGTAAGTTAAAGATTGCTTCTTTACCAGAGTTTTCGACCTGTTCTAAACCTGATATAACCACATTACCTGCTAATTGTTTATAATTAAACTCAGCTGCTGTGAATACATTAGATGTAGATGTATCTAATACCTCGTAGCCACTATACCATTTTGCAGTTGAGTTACTTGCGTATTCTAATTCCTGCACAATTGTTCTACCTGTGGCGATTTGTTTGTTGCCTTTTTCATCAATATGACGAAGTAAGGCATTACTGTTAGTTACGTTATCTGCAAGAGTTTTTGAATATCCTGCAAGAGTAGTTGTAACTATTTCAGTAAACGTACTATTTGGACTTGCCATTTTTTTACCTCATTAAGTTATTGTTATACCCACAACTCATTTAGTTATACCTGCACCACTAATTGATTCCATAAGCAAAGCATCTAAATCGCTAGTTTTAACAGAACCACTAGGAGGAGCTGTCGCAGTTCTAGGTCTAACTTTTTTAGCCTTTTCAACTGCTGCTTTTCTCTTAGCATCTTCTTCTGCTTTAGCACTTTTTCTTTGTGATTCTAAAGATTGTTTATATAAATTATCGTCTAATCGAACAGCTTTACTATAAGCATCTTCTAAGCCTTTAGCTTCTCCTGCATCTATTAGATTACCCATTTTAACTCTTAATTGCTCAAAATGAGGATATTTTAAGTTACCCTTAGTATCAGTTGATTGTGCAAAAGTAGAAATTTGATTTTCTGTTTGCTGTCTAGCCGATTGTAGATTTTGCTGTTTGAACTGATTTAGTTCAGCAAGTATCGCCTGATTTTGTTGTTGTAGTTGGGTGATTTGAGGGTCGGAATCATTCCAATCCCCAGTGTCTTCGATTGATGAAAGGTCAATGCCATAGCCTTGTGCTAATTGTTTGATTGCCACTTTTGGGTTATTTCTAAGAGCCATATCAGCATTTAGTAATCTGGAAATATATTCGGATTCCCCTATACCACTTGCTGCTATTCGCTGTCTTACTGGAGCTATAACTTTATCTAGTGATTCATAACTTTTGCGTTGTTGAGCTACTTCTTGCGTCTTTCTAGTGTAATCAGCAGTCATCTCTTTATCTCGTTTTAGCATATACTCCTGTGCTTCTCGAGGTAAATCCTTAAACGTGCCTTTTACGTCTTCTGACCAGTTTTTTGGAGCTTCTAAAGGTGTTTCTTTCGAATCCTCTCCATCAACATGAGCCACTACAGCATCATCAGAAGGTTCTTCTGTAGAATCTTTGGTTTCTGTTTCACTCTCAGGAGCTACCTGGTCTAATGATTCAGAATTAGATTCTTCGGAATTAGTGTTCTCCACTTGTTTGGGAGCATTAGGAATAGTAGTGTTTTCTACTTCTTCCTTTGGTGTATCACTGCTAGGTGTTTCAGGTTCTATAGTTTGGTTAATAGCACCTTCTAATACAGCTTCTAGTGTCGGTGCTGGATTAGGTGCTGATTCCTGTGCAGGAGTGCTTTCTTGTGTCATATTATCCTCTTTTGTTATTGTTAATCATATTATCCCAAAACTTAGGTTTCGTAGAGCCTACATAATCGTTACCTACTTGCCTAACATTATGTTTCCTTTCGTGTTCTTTTATTTGAGAACGACTGCCTATAACAGTCTTGTCGATTGGAGACACAAATTCTTGTATATCACCCATAACTTGGTGTGATTTTGTTCTTTTTGTTGCTTTAGCAAACTTATAGTTACTTTTACCCCATTGGATATTATCGTAATTTTTATTGTAACTCATCTTTTGCATCCTGATTTAATTGAGCTGCTATTTTCATATCGCTTTCTAATAATGCTAATTCTTTCTTTGCATCCATTCTACCTTGACTAGCTTGTGCTTCTGTAGCTGTCTTATTCCCTACAGTTCTTTCTCTTGATTGTATATCTGCTAGTTTACCTTGTTGTTTTAACTCTTCTTTAGCCATTTCTGTTTGCATTTTCTGTGCAGCAATTCTTTCAGCTTCTGAAGGTTGTGGACCAGCTTGT